AGTCCCGACCAGCGTGCTACCTGTAGAAAACTCAACCTCTACAACGGTAGCAGACATAGTGCTCAAGCCTGCCCGGACTACGCGCTGTGGCCCCGTTGGCGTCCAAACAAAATCCCCCTCGGTGACGTTGACTATATCACATTCCCGCCCGTCCGCCATGAGGATACGCGTGTCTGCTACAAAACACATATCATCGTGCTCGCCGGCTGGGAAGGCCAAGAGCTGGTCAGAGAACTCCGTGGCCCAGCGGGTCTCTGGTAGCCACACCTGACCCGACTGGAACATATCACTGACCGCGTTCATGCGCGCGATCTTGTCCTGGCCCTTGCCCGGGCTGAAGTCGGCAACGGTGATGCCGCTGCGCCGCAGCTCGTCAATGAGCGGCTGGCCGCTGGCCTTGGCCTCCACGATGAGCGAGTCTGGGCTCCAGTCTTTGGCCTGCTCGTGTGCAATGGCTTTGAGTTCGGGGAACTCCCACTTGCCAGCGACTTGGTTGAGCAGAATCACGTCCGTGGTGTCGGTCTCCTCGTTCTGGAACACGCCCCAGGTCTGGCACACGCTGAAGTCGGAGCGCGCCTTGGTGGTGAGCGCGGTGTCCCAGCCCTGCACAATGAAGTCCACCTTCGGCGGATCGGACTTGGGCCACCAGCGAATCCAGTCCTTCTTGATGATGGCCGACTCCTGGGCCGTCGGGTTCTGCATGTACTGCGCGTTCCACTGCCAGGCCGGCATGGACGCCTTTGTGCGCATGAGTGACTCCAAGGACCACTGCTCGGGCCACAGTGACTTGGGCGGGTGGGTCGGGTGGTCGGGCTCGTTGTCGGCGTTCAGGATGGCCGGGAACTCGAACACCTCGTACTGGTCGGCATCGGGGTTGAGAGCCGCGTCTTTGACCAACCGGCCGATCAAGTCCCGTTGCGTCCATCTGGTGTGCAAGACTGCTAGGGCCCCTCCGGGCATTAAACGAGTCCGCAGGCCCGAACGGAACCATTCATAGGTAGAGTCAAATGACCCCGTGTTTCCGGCCTTAATATCCTGCTCACTGTGTGGATCGTCGACGATACAATTATGTGTACGCAGCCAGTTAGCTCCATCCTTAACTAAAAACTCGTGGCTGGGCTCTACGGTGATGTCGTACAGCGGCTCGGTGCACGGACTACGTTGCACCGTACGGACAGTGCAGTAGCCGAGGATGTTGCTTGTCACCCAGTCGATCATGGGATGTATCGCCACGCGAACCCCCCCGCAGTGGCGTTACCACCGCTCAAGCACTTCTGTATCGTCCCTTTCTTCACCCCTGTAGTCGCAGCGGCTGCAGCTGCGTTGGTGAACTCGGCTACTACGTCGCCGGTACTTGGATTCACTTGCTGGCACTTGCGCTTGGCCGTGGCGGCGGGCGCAAACAAGCTACGCCAGCGCCCGTTGACAGTTCCCCGATCCACCCCAAATTCATCACACCACTGCTGTAGCGTCTGCGACCGCCCATGCATAGTGATCACCACGTTATCGGACCGGTTGTTACCTTGCGCTTTTGGGAGTGCCCACTGAATGTTGCCCGGCACGTAGCCGGCATCGTTGTCAATCCGGTCAATCTGGTGCAGTGCAGACGGCGGCTCACCAACAGCGGCGACAAACGCCGCGAAACTATCGGCCCAATCGGGGTCCATCTGCACACCTCGTTCTGCGTAGTCCCCTCGGCGTGACGACCCGAACAACGCACACCTGCGCCTAATACCCTTCCATATGCCGTACAACCGGTTGGTCCTAGTGTGGACTTTCGGCTGCCAGCAAGTGTTGTCCGGAGTGAACCCCCCGCTCGGGATGTACCTAGCCAACGTGGACTCCGCGGGCTTCTCCCCCATGTCGGCCAAAAAATTTTCGTAGACGTGCCAGCGATCACACACAGTTATACCCGCGCCGCCGCATGATGGGTAGTCCTTATTGGTGGGGGTGTAACACCTGTTCATCATCCCCTGCCAAGCCTTGCGCGTAGGCGCTTGTGAAGGGTATTTGCTGTAGTCCATAGGCGGCTCCAAAGAGTGAGGGTCTTGATCTTGCTGCCGACGGTTAACTGACCAGCCTCCACCCACCCAGTTGTAGTTAGGAAAGGGTGTGTCAGTGATGCGCCGATACCGTTGATCCTAACCTGCTCTGTGTGGATCGTCAACATTTTATTTGTCACACGCTCCCAGCCATGTGCGGTGCGTATGCGGTCCCCTATTTGTACGCCACGTATTTGTACTTCGGCGTCGTCAACGTTTACAATCGTGTTCCCAGCCAGACAGAGGTTGGCCCCGCGACCAGCCAACGCCCCGCCAACACCCGTGGCGTAGGCCTCGCCGCCGTGGTTCGTGTTCCACTTGCCCGCGGCCTTGGCGTCCGTGGCGATGGCCACGCCGGGGAAAATCTGCTTGTACTCCGGGGTCTGCATGAGGTTTCTCACCTTGCGCAGCATGTCAACGGCCAGGTCGGCCGTGTGGGACGCGATGATCAGCTTGTGGTCCGGGTGCTTGCCGAGGTACCACGCAGGGTAGTAGATCGAGATCATCTGGGACTTGCCGAACCGGGGCCCCATGGACACCGCAATGCGGTCCTTGCGCCCAACCTCGATGTCCATCAGCAGGCCGCCCAAGCGCTTCAGGTGGGTACCAAACTTGTAGGCGGGGTCCACGAGGGCCACAAAGGCCAGGAAGTCGTGGCGGGCCAGGTCCAGCCGCTTGCGGTTCTCCAGCTCTTCCATCAGCGCCAGCATGTCTGCCATCTCACCCGGTGTGAGCTTCTTGAGGATCGCATCGAAGTCAGGCCGCATCGGAGCCCCCCAGGATGTCCATGCGCAAGTCCACGGCCGGCACAGACCGCGGGTTGTGCTCCGGCTCCGCGTCGATCGTTTTGAGCAGTCGCTCTCGCAGCATCTGCTCCAGCTCTTCGGTCGGGCGGTGCCGCATCGTGATTTCTGTCTTCTCTGTAAACAGGCCCACGTCACTGATCTTCCCGAGCAGCTCAAGTGCCTTCATCCGGATGGATGGGTTCGGGTTGGTGGTCTCCATGATCAGCTTGTTGGTCACGAACGTCCTGATCTGGGCGGCACTCTCGACCACCTTCTTGTCGTACTCCGACAGAATGGCTTTCACCTGCAGTACCACACCAGGAGAGGACAGCAGCACCTCGGTGCCCTTGGTCAACCGTTTATCCATCCCCGCAAGGATGTCGCGGGCCGTCTGCTCGTCCTCGTCGGTGACTGCAACGTCCTCTACTGCGAGGGCGTCCAGCGCCGCAAAGGCGGCATTCACTCGACCCTGGAGGTCTTCAAACGTGGGCGGGTAGTCCGCCAATGGGATGTCGGTTTCGATGCTTGGGGTGTACATAGGCAGCCTGTTGGTGGCGAGCCCGTAGTGTAAGGCCCGTATTTTTGTGCTGCAAATTTTTGGGGTGTGCCTTTGGAAACAGCATGGGTGTGTTCTGAAAACGCCAGGGCGTTGTGGGGGTCCGAACGGAGCGGACTATACGCTGTCAAGCTAAGCGGCTCCGTTCGGACTATACGCTGTCAAGCTAGGCGCGAGTGGACTATACGCTGTCAAGCTAGGTACCTCCAGGAAGTTGTGGGGGCTGCGCTCAGTACCCGCGCGATGACACCCCTTCAACCAGATTTGGGGGGTGGGGATAGGGTGGGGTTCACGATCTAACGATTAGACAATGCCAAGCGGTTGGCGTAAAATTTAGTCATCGGTTGCAGCAGCCGACACCGATCCGGCGGTATCCGGGTTCTACTTAAAGGAAACATCATGGCCACCAAGATCGAAACCCTGACCGCAAACGTCAACGCACAAGCCCGCACCATTGTCGTGGCATTGGAAGAGCACGACCGTGCGTCGGCCACCTGCGCCGATACCATACGCGCGGCTATGCAATACATGGTCGATGCGGCGGCCACTGCCGGGCTTGAGCGCACCGAGTCAGCGGTGAAGGCATTTGGTAAGCTGGTGCGGGACGCGGAGTCCTTCATGGACGCGGTGGCCGTCGGGGGGGTCGAGTCCAAAACCATAACGGAATACGCTCAGGGTGCAATGCGTGCGCACTTCCACGGGGTGGAGTGGACCCCCCGCCTGAAAAACGATTCCGCTATGGCCTTGCCGTGGGGCAAGGCAGGCAAGGGTGCGACAGCCGCAACCCCAAATGGAGGCAAGGTAACCAGCACGGATCGGGCCGAACTGGACAAAACCGCTGTCAAACTGCTGGCCCAGGCAAGGGCGTTGGGGCTCACCGGCCTTGCGGCTGACTTGCTTGACGTTCTGCTCGAAGGGTTGGATGGATTCAAAGAACCCAAAGCCGCCCCCGTCTAACGTTAGAGGCAACCAAGAGCCCGCCGGGTGGCGGGCTTTTTTTCGCCTGGACTTTTTGGTGATAGTACCCAGGCGTCACACGCACTTGCGGGGGCGCGCGGGCGTCGCGCGCGATGCTGCTCTGAATGCGATCTAACGATTGGATGGCGTTACAGCGTTACGGGGAGTGGGCGTTACAGCGTTACGGGGCGCGTCTAGGCGGGCTGCGAAGGAGGCGCGCAAAACCCAAAGACCCTATACCCCAATCGGGAATGGGGGTATTCGTGCTACATGCGGAGGGTCAAATCCGGCTATAGAAAAGTGAGCAGGCGAAGAGGCATCTAACCGTTAGACGGCAGGGTCGGGTACGGTCATCGGGCGTGCGAAACCGGCGTCTAACGGTTAGATGGGGCTCTGCTACAGTAACGCAGCACGTAACTGTAACTTTTGTAGCAAAAAATGTGCATGAATAGTTTGCTATGAATGCAGGAGCGGCAAAGGCAGGCAGGTGCTAAGAAAAGCAGATACATGATACAAAAATAAATAAAATATAATACTACTACTACTACTACGTTACGGGTTTTTAGAGCTTTCTGGCTGGTGAGCTGAAGTTACGTTTTCCCGCGCGCCCTTGCCTGTTTCAGCGCTTTTATTTTTGGGGGAACTTTTGCGTGCTACATGTAACTCGACATTTCATGGGCGCTCTCAATTTTAAGAAATGTAGCACAATCGAACCCGTAGCTGCTGTTACGCCGCGCCCACTGGTGGTACATAGCTATCATTTTATTTTGTAACGCCGCGTAACTCGCCCCCTCGAAAAAGCAACTATTGGCGCCCTTGTTGGTGTTACGTGTTACGAGTTACATCCGAGTAACTTTTTTTCCCGTGTAACACCGTAACGAAACCTTACAATCCTTACACGCCGCGCCTCGTCTAACCGTTAGATGCCGACCCCTGTGGTACATGCCGTGCTACATTACTCTCCCTTGTAACTCGCTGGAGCTTTCCATGTTCACCTCTCACCCCAATGGTGCCGTGTCCACCTACGACCCCGCGCAGAAGAACCGTGCCAAGATCGCGCAATGCCCCGTGCTGCGCAGCGGTGCCTTGGTAGGCGCCATGGTCGTGCGGGCCACCTCCCCT